AACTTACCTTTTATACTTTTATTATTAACAGTATTTTTTAATCCTGCGTGTAAATTTTTTGGCCAACATTCAAACGCAGTCCAACAATATCCTGAATGTTCCTTATTTAATTTTGGTATAAATTCTGATTCAACAGCAATAAGATATGTATGAAAGAAAAACTTTTGATCATTTGATGTAAACAATTCTAAAGGTATTACTTTTTTAAATTTTGGTGTATAACCTACTTCTTCTTGTATTTCTCTTTTTAATCCTTCAAATGCAGATTCAGTAAAACGTGCTTGTCCACCAACTAACCCCCACATTCCACGTGTTTTAGCATCAGTTCTTTGTACAAATAAAAAACGTTTTGTTGATGTACAATAAAACAAGGCACCAGAACAAATTATATTTTCTTTCATATGTTAGTATAACAATTTATTATGATTTTATCAAGGGGTTGTTGCGTCAGTTGATGCATCATAACCAGCACTAGCACCACCATCTAATACTATTGACCAATTACCAGCAGTATAAATTCCTTCATATGATTTAACCCATTCTGTACCATTAAATCTATACTGTATTCCTGTATGCGAATTTGTAATATAATGTTGCGTAGAATCAGGATGTGATGCGTCAAATACTTTTAACCATTTACTTTGAGAAGAACTATATTCAATAATATCTCCTACGGTTGCAATTAAAGTTCCCCATGTTGAACTTTGTACTGATGCTGTAGAGTCTCCAACATCATTTATAATCAAATATCTATCAGCATTTACAGGTGTGCCTGGATCAAATGTTGCAGGATTAATTATTTTTTTAACCGCAGTTAATGTATTTGCTGGAATAGTGTCTTGATCAATATTGAATAATAAAATTGTATCTTCTAAAGAATTAACAGCAATTGTTCCAATAATTTCATTTCCGTTTGGTTGCATTAATCTTATTTGTGATGTATCATTTCTAACTTTACCATATTGATCTAAAAGAATTTTCCAATTAATTGGGGGTCCAAATGTTTCGTATGGATCAAAATTTGATGGTTCATTAGCACCTGTATAATATCCATCTCCGCCCGATGTTACACTTGTTCCTGTACTTCCTAATAATCTTAGTTGGTTTCCTGTAACTAATAATCCATAATTGTTTGGTGTAATATAACTTCTTGTTAACAATGTTCCATCAATTAATCCTGATGTAATTCCACCATCATCATCATATATGCTCATAATAATTTTTTGTATAACACCTAATTTTGATACTTTAACAGGTGGTGATAACCATATTGGCATAGAAAAATTTATTGTTGCAATATCAATTTCTGTATCTGCACCTATAGGAATAGTTCTTGAACTAAATGTTGTACTTGTTAATTCAACATAACTTAAACTTGTCCAATCAATATAATTGTCTGTTTTTTGTATTTCAAAATCTGGATTAAACAAATATAAAATTTGTTCCATTATTTGTAATTTTTGATCTGTATTTGTTGTCCAAATATCTGCTGTAACTTCTAACCTAAAAGGAGAAGGCATAACTTTTTCAATAGTATATCCTGCTCCTAATTTATTACTATATGTTCCATCTGCTAAAACATCACGTTCTTTTAAATGTTGTTTTTCAATATGATAAGGATTTTGCATTCTTTCTCTATCATAATTTAATTCTCTAACATATGCGGCAATTCTTGGAGCATATTGTAATGCGTTTTCTGAATTATTTCTTATAATATTTGCAACCTGACGAGTCATATCTCCATAAACAACCGGGACTGCTCTTAAAGTTACAGTATCATCTTTACCTTTTCCTGTTTCCACAGAAAANTTACTCAAAATTCTTATAAATTGAGTTAAAAATTTTCTAATTTGCCCGTCGTAAAAGTGTAACATTAATTGTCAGCCTTTGGTTTTAATGCATTTGTTAATGACTGTCTTTGGTCTACTGTTAAGCCATTAATATTAGTTGTGCCTGATGCATTAACAAATTTAGTTTTCCAATTTTCTTTTGTATCAGTATTACTCATAGTTATTCTAACAGAATCTTCTATTTTAATCCATCTGAGTCCGTCATAACGGAATAATCTATTTGGTAGATAATCTGTTCTTAAGAAATAATCACCCGTATCAACATTAGAAGTTGGAAATGTTATTCCAAATCCTGCAGGATTTCCGTTTGGTGCAACACCATCTCCATCTAAATAAAAGCCATAATGTGATGCCGCTGGTGTATCTATTGTTGCATTTATTGTTTTATTTGAACTAATTCTATCTGTTGACTGAACGTTGTCTGTTCTAATGTTTCCTCTTTCATCAATTGGAGCAACATAATATTGTTTATAATTAAATCCTGCTTTTGGTGAATCTGTTTCTGCCTGTGCAACAACTTGATCATTAATAGTTTTTTCTCTATTATAAGTTGACATATAGTTTGCTATAGAACCAGTTGTGGTTGCATCACCAATTATATCTCTAAATTCTTGTGCGTCAACTAGTGTTTTTAATTTCAATCTTAATAAGTGTGGCCACCAAGTTGGTGAGAATCCTTCTGCCGCTCTGTTAACATCTTCAATAACATAATATCTTTTAAGTGCAATTGGTATACTTTCATCTAAAGAATAGTCCTCTTTCATATGCGGAAATTCAATAACGTCTCCAGACATAGGTTTTCTACCTAATCTTTCAACAATATCATTCATATGTACAGTTAAAAATATAGTATCGTTTTGTAAAAACATACCAAATTGCGACAAATTAAGGTCTATATCTTGTACATTGTATATTCCTCTCACAACATAAACATCTGGTGAGTACTTTCTATCTCTATTTTCTAAAAATAATAAGTCTTGTATTGTTCTTTCGTTAAGACTATCTCCTGAATACTGTGGTTGTGTTGGTGATGCTTCTCCGTCCTTGTTAGTATCTCCTTGGTCATAAGGGCCTAAATATTTGTGGAAATGTAGATCGGTTCCCCCAACTGTAAACATCTCTTTAATGTTACGATCAAAGAATTTATAGTCATTGCCTTTTTCTGGCTTAAAAATGGATAATCTTGGCATATCACACATATTTATTGATTGCACAACTACTATAAATATGTGTATGTCAGAACTTCAAACAGGCCAACAAGAGATATTTGATTACGTAAAAAATAATCTAGGTGAGGGTATGATAGATGTTGAACTAGACCCAAAACACTATCAAACGGCCTTAGAAAGAGCAATTAATAGATACAGACAGCGTTCTTCAAATGCTGTGGAAGAATCTTATGCTTTTTTAGAATTGCAAGAAAATCAAAACACATATATTTTACCTGATGAAGTTATTAATGTACGAAAATTATTTAGAAGAACAGTAGGTTCCAGAACTGAAGGGGGCGAAGGTGGTACTTTATTTGAACCATTCAATTTAGCATACACAAATACGTACTTGTTAAGAGCAGGAGCAACAGGTGGATTAGCCACGTATTTTGCTTTTGCTTCTTATCAAGAATTAATAGGTAAATTGTTTGGCTCATTTATACAATTTCATTTTGACGTTGCAACTAAAAAACTTACAATAACACAAAGACCAAGAGCAGATAAAGAAACTGTTTTAATGCATACTGATAATTTTAGACCAGATATTACATTGTTCAAAGATGTATATGCAAAACCTTGGATAAGAGACTATACTTTAGCAGTAGCAAAAACTATGCTAGGTGAAGCAAGAGGAAAATTTGGTACTATTGCTGGACCACAAGGTGGAACACAATTAAATGGTGCTCAATTACAACAACAAGGTGTTGCAGAAATGGAAAAACTTGACGTTGAAATTGGTAACTATGCTGAAGGTGGAACACCACATAGTTTTGTTATAGGTTAATTCTTAAACATATCATTTTAAATAAAAGAATATGAAAAAGGACCCTAGGTATAAAAGATATTGTGATTGTGACATAGATGAACTAGAACAAATTGTTACTGATCTAGAAAATATGTCTATTAATGCTTTAAAAAATAAAAAATTAGACATACGTAAAACTATTCTAGGTTCTGTTATTGAAGCAAAAAAAGAGATTGAAAAACGCTTAAAAAAATAGTATAATCAATTAATGTTAATAGGAATAGTAGGCCTAATGGGATCTGGTAAAGATACTGTCGCTGAACATCTTGTAGAATATCATGGATTTAAACGTGATAGTTTTGCAAAAAGTTTAAAAGATGCAGTAGCATCAATGTTTAATTGGGATAGAAAACTTCTAGAAGGTAGTACTAAAAAANGTAGAGAATGGCGTGAACAGCCNGATGCTTTTTGGAGTGAACGTTTTGGTAAAGAAGTTACACCTAGATGGGTTTTACAACAATTTGGAACTGAAATAATGCGTGGTCAAATGTATGATGCTATTTGGATAGATAGTTGTATAGGCAGATATAAAGGTGAACCAACTGTTATTTCAGATACAAGATTTATAAACGAAATTAAAACTATTAAAGCACAAGGTGGCAAAATTATATGTGTAAAAAACGGTGAACTACCTACACAAAAAGAAATGCAAGAAAAGGGTGCTCATCAATCTGAATGGGATTGGTTGAATAGTGACTTTGATTTTGTTATTGAAAATAACGGAACTAAAGAAGAACTATTTGAAAAAGTTGACGAATTATTCATCAGCAATAAGATCACCAACACGCCAACCAAGTCTACGCACACTGCTTAATCTTTGACAATTAGCACACACAGTTTTTAAATTAGCATTATTTGTATTCCTTAAATTTCCGTCTACAAAAAGTACATCTAATTGCAACTGATCTTGTGCTTTAAAACCACATAATTCACATTTAGATTTTTTACGATAACCCGATCTTTGTAATGCTGTAATCCCACCTATTTTTAATTTTTTCTTTTTACGATTACAAGTATCACATAATTTGTGCCAATAAATTTTCGTACCTTTTTTATATCCATAAGCTCTTGGCTTAGATTTACATTGTGTACATAACGGCCTTATACCTATAATCATTATAATCGTATTTACGTCGCCTATATAGGCACCAAATTTTGTAGAATAATGTCGTAAAATGCATTTGATTACATAAATAGTTCTAGTATACGTATAAATTGCAAGGAGAATACGAAACATGGCTTTGACATCACCAGGAGTAGAAGTAAGTGTAATAAATGAGAGTTTTTATGTACCATCAGATGCAGGTACTACACCTCTTTTTATAGTAACATCATCAACAGATAAAACACCGGGATCAGGTTCAGGTACAGCATCAGGAACAACATCTGCAAACGCTAACACAGCATACTTGATTTCATCACAAAGAGAATTAACAGAGACTTTTGGAGATCCAAAATTTTATACAGACGTTTCAGGAAACTCATTACATGGTTACGAATTAAATGAATGGGGATTACAAGCGGCTTACAGTTTCTTAGGTATTGCTAATAGAGCATATGTACTAAGAGTAAATGTAGATACTGCTGACTTAATTGGTAGTGCCTCAGCTCCAACAGCAGATCCATCAGATGGAACATACTGGTTTGACCTTGCATCAAGCTCTTATGGATTATTTGAATGGTCACAAACAGATCAAAAATTTACAGCAAAAACACCAACGTTGATTACATCAGTTACTGACCTTGTAGG